TCAAAGTTAGCTTTTATCTTTGCCTCTGGCTGTTGCAATGTTGTGGCAGTGTCAGTGACTAGCTTTGTCGCTATTGGGTCTTCAGTAGACGCGACCGCTGTTGGTAGGCGTTGAGATATAATCTTATCCTCCACACCACCACGCATCGCCTTCACAGCGTCACCAGCCGCCGCGATAGCCGGGTCAGGGTCAACGCCCATGCCAGCCGTAAACGAGCCATCAGCGTCCGCCATACGCGCCTTTGCGGCATCGCCTGCGCCTTCGATAACGTCACCGACCTTTGACAACATCTGCGGCCCCTTAGTGACTGCGGCTTTAGCTACACCGCCAATGCCGCCAAACTCGCCAACCATCATAGCCTCATCAAGCGCCTGCATCTGGACATCGCTCAAGCCAGCATCTTCTGCCTGCTGTTGGATAAACCCCTTAACAGCACCAGACCCATATTTATCAGATATCTCTGTTAGTGTACTTGTAAACGCTTCAAGCCGGCCCTCGTCTCCCTCTGGGAAAATTGCGTTATAAGCGCCTGCTGCTAACGCGGCAATGTCACCGGGCAGGCCAACAGTCGCAGAAGTTGCGCCGGCGGCAAGACCACCAACAACAGCCGGTAGTTCTTCCATAGCTTGTCCCGGCGCTTGCGGTTCTGCTTGGCTCATCTCTTGGCGTATAGGTGGCTGTAAATCAAACCCAGTTGCACCCAAGCGCGCTTGCCTTGGTCGCACTGATACGGTTCCGTCGTCGCCTCGATGAAGCTCCGCGTCAATGCCCATGTCCATTAGTTCGAGGCTGGTTGACAGCTCTTTTTCTAAGTTCATTTTCCTACCAATACGTTTAATTGCTCTGCAAACTCTGTCTTGCCAAATAGCTTTTGTTTAGCTTCCTTTAGTGTAGTGCCTCTAGGCAGAGTTCCGTTATCTATAAGTGACTGCAACATATTCTGTGCTAGCTCTGCTTTGGTCGGGCCTGCGTCTGCCTGCAATTCTTTAACTTTCTTGCGCACAAATTCTAAGCGATTAACGCTGGGGTTAAGCCGTGTCTCTACAATCAACGACGTTTCAATATCAGCAACTTGTTTCGCCGCTTCCTTATCGAGGTTGACCACGCTGTATATGGCGCCTGCCGGCATTGGCATTAAGGTATTACGCACATAGTCCATCGCCTGCGTATGGTCCTCATTGCGTAAAGCGTCCACATTTCCCAGTAACGTCTTAAAGGTGCCAACGCTCAAGTTACCATCGCTAAAAGCATTGATGACAGCTTCTGATGTTAGTGACTTGTTAAGCAAGCTAATTTGCAACGACGCCACAACATTGCCGTTATCTATCGCGCCTTCTTTATAAATGTTTTCAGAAAGCTGTTCAAACTTACCGGCGTCAACAGATGATAGCCGGTCAAGCAATGGCCCTATAACATCAGACCCGGCGCCACTAAGGCGCGCATTTACAATATCGACAACAAGTTTGTCAGACCGTTCTTTTTTGTTTCTGTCGCCTCTAGCGTCCATCGCGCTCTCAAGAGAAAGCTCATTTTTTACCCGCGTGAAAATGTCGTCCACTGCTAGCCGCTTTTGGTCAGCGTCCATGTTAAACAATAAGTCCTGTGTCTTCGGGTCAGACTTCGCGCCAGTGCTTAACTCATACAGTGGGTCTTCCTGTTGCATTGCCCAGTCAGAAACGGTTTGCACATACCGAGCATCAACAGCCGCATCAAACGCCTTTAGCTTTGATGCCACTAACGCCTGACCGCCGCCTGCCGCTTGGTCTGCTACAGCCTTGCGAAGGACTGCTAGCTTATCATTAAGTGAAACATACCCCTGTTCGCCTGATGCGAACGTAGAGCCGGCAACAAACGCGTCATCAATGCTACTTATGCCGTCCTTAACATCGGCCGGACCATTGATAAGTAAATCAGCCCCAAGCTCCGCATCAACCTTTGCCTGCTTCTCTTGTCTCTCAGCTAGCTTTGTTGCGTGCGCTAACACAGAGCTGTTTGCGTTTGCAGACATTGCGGCGCGAAAGTTAACAGCCGCTGCCGGGCTGACGCTATCCATCGCTTCAGCAAAACCGTTAATGATATTATTGACCTGCTCAGTGTACTGCTCAACAGGCATATCTGTTTCGATAGCTGACAAGCGCAATGACGTTATAGCTTGGCGCGTGCTGTTTTCCATATTTGCTTGCGCCGTCTGGATTGCCGCTTTTCTTGCGGCTTGCGCAAATACAGTTTGCTCCTCTGAAAATACTGCCGGCTCTTCACCTGACTTCAAGGCGTCTTTCATTTGCGCTGCTGTCGGCGCATTGGCGGCACCGTATTCTGTACCTTCTTTTATCACCTGCGCCTTTTGACGCTCAAACGCAAACTCGCTCATGCGGTCTAGCGCATTAGCAACGCCAGTAAACACTGCGCCTCTAGCGCGACCAGTAGACACATAGTCTACTGACGAAACGCCGGGGATGCTGACACCTAATGGTCTATATTTTGGTAACTTCTCTGCCATTCTATTACACCAAACTTATAGGAGTTTCTGGGGCTGACCCCAGTGTGCCTTGGTTATAACCTTGGATACCCACACCAAGAGCAGCGCCCATCATAGCGCCTTTGACCTTTGCGCTAGCCTGCTGAAGGTATTGCGCGGCTTGCGCCTCGCCTTGCGCCGTCACAATGGTCGCGCCTTCCTTAGATAGGTAAAACTCTTCTGAGCCTTTCGCCAGTGCTTGGAAACGTAACGCCATTGCGGAGCCGCTGAATGGGTCAATGTTGCCGGCGCCGGCTTTAGCAACAATCGTTGCCTGCGTGCGTAGAATATTGTCGAGAACAGCAACGCCCTGTTGCTTGTACTTTAGCATCTCAGACCTTGCCTGCACTTTTGTTTGCGTAGCTTGCGCCCCAAGGCCTCGCGCTTCCTGCTTCGCCGCCTGCATTTTCATCAAGCCTGATGCGGCTTGAAATGCTACTGCTTCCATCCCACTCATTGACCAGCACTCACTTTATACTCTACGCCAAGCACCGTCATTTTTAGTGGCACCGACTGTGTTATCGTTAACTGTCCATCGTAGCTGTAACCCAGCACGCCGTTCAGCGTCTTGATGCCGGTGTACTCTCCCACATCGTCATCGAGGATGCCGGCGCCAAAGTTACGAAACGCTATTTCTTTAGCATTGATTGACATCGCCTGCGTCTCAAATAGCTCGGCGTTAATCTCAAATATGCGCTTCTTAAACCCACGCAGTGACCCACTAGACAGGTTTGGCTCGCATGGCAGGGTCTTCATTGTTGGCGTGAAGTTTAGGCCAACTTGGAAACTAGCCGTTGCTGCTACCGCAAAGGTCACGGTCGATGGCGAACCCGCCACTGTCTGCACTGGCTCCACAATACCATCACGAATAATCTGCACCTCTTCTGCCTCTAGGTGCGGCATAGTTACTGACGCCGCCGCTGTGCCTGTCTTGGCGCAATCTAGGAACACATTAGGGTCAAACACCTCAACATAGTAAACGTCTGAGCTATTCACTGTACGCTTTACAATTACATAAATGTCATCAACATCAACGCCGATATTTAAGAACGTGCCGTCAGTAGTCCACTCGCAGGGCGCGATGACATTCTGACTGCGTAGCAATGTGTAACACGCAATAGACCCATCATCGTCATTAACAATCATTAGTCGGTCACCCTCGTCAGTTGACGTAGCAACACGCACCGCCATCTCGCCCGGCGTTCTCAGTAAGTGTGATGACAACAGCGATATCTTGCTAGACGTGTACGCCTGCACAGTGTCGCTAAATACGAACTCTTGCAACGCCTTGCCCTGCCGCTGAATAAATAACGTAGAGCCGTCAACGTTCTGCACCCTGACGCCTGCCTTAATACCAAAAGCAGTCTGCGCTTTTACAATAAGGTTAGATGGTGTGATAGGGTCATCCAACGTTTGCGGCACATAAAACTCGCCGCCGGTAGTGAATACCTGTAAATGACGCCCGGAATACATATCGACAATAGCATTGAACGTTCCTGTGTCTAGGGTTGCTTCAACAGCGGCATCGTCTAACGCCTCGCCGGGGTCGAAGTTAAAGAAGTCTGACACCCGCGAACCAAAGATGGTAGACGGTCTGCTTTTGGTGCCGCCAAAGTATAGACGGCCTTCATGGAACGTCACGCTGCGTGGGTAGCCGCGTGACCCTGACCACACGTCTTCGTAGCCGCGCTCAATCTCAAAGTTAGCTTGCGCAATATCTTCAGTGTCAAACAATGGCACTTCGGCAAAACACTCTAGCTTGCTGTTGCTAACCTTACGAATAATTCTTAGCCGACCAAACGGTGTTACGTTTATATACTGGTCTTCGTAGTAACTAGCAGATTGCGTTAAAGCAGCTGATGCGGTTTTGCCGCTCTTCTGCGCCTCTAAGGTTATGTTCCCGCTAGTACCACTAGGCGACAAGTGGTTAAAGCTATCGCCAGTGATTGTTGTACCGGCAACTGTGGTGATTGTGTATGCGTATTGTGGCACATAATTAAAGGTTAGTGTGCTAGCGGTCCAAGAGCTATCGGTTGCGCCGCGCACAATCTTTAACGGCGCTAAGTCTTCGTGAACCACAATAACTGTGTCAGCGCTTTGCACCCAGTTCATTGTCGGGATAATACTGCTTGTCAAAGCGGCAACGGCAAGAAAGTCATTACCACTGCCATTAATGTCAGTAACCAGCGCTTGGTTCTTGAACACATACATCTTGCCCGGCGTAAAAACGAGCATGTAGCTATCTGTCACACTAAACTCGAAGGCAACCATGCGCACTGCATTAGCGGCGCCAGCATCAAGCTCAGTTATAAAATTTGTGCCGTCACGGCGCTTTGCCCCGCCCTGCGGCTGGATAGATACATTCTTTGCTGTGGTTAAGCCTGACTTGTACTGCGCAATATCAGTGCGTGCGCGTAGCTTGGGGTCTAGCTCGCCGCTGGTGAAGTCATTCTGGATCTGAATGATGCGGCTCATTCTTAAAACCTTATGTCAGATATCGGGAACTCTTGTATTGATTTGGACGGCTGGTCAGCACCATCAATGTTAATAGCAACCCGCACAAGCCCACCGCGCATATTGTCAGACGGCGCGCCGTAAGCCTTCGAGTGAAAATAATCAGCCTTTGTAATTTGGTCAGTAATGGGTTCGGCAAACTCCGCCGCAAGCGCTGTCTTGAGAAGACGCACGAAGTAGGGCGGAAACTCCGCTGGCTCCGGCAGATATTGATAATCAATCCAAACATCTTCTAAATTTGTAAACAGTCCTGCTGAGTAGATTTCAAAATCTCTAATTGACGTTGCGCCGACAGAGCTGGTGTTAAATACAGCCTTGGGGTTGCCTAGCATGTCGCCGGGTAGCTGATACTTATACTTCCATTCGTTGATAGGCGTATCTGCTAAACGTGCAATCTTCGTCTTTTGTATTGTCCAGCTATAAGGGTACTGCATAATAAGTGTATCACGCACATCATCGTAGAGCCGGTCTGCAACCTGCGCCTCATCAGTGCCGTCACTGAAGCTGGAAAGCGGAGACGCCCCCAACATAATGAGCGCGTCAGAACAGATTGATAATTTGGTATCGCCAGCAGCCATGCATGTCTCCGATGTGATAGTGGGGCGACCGAAGCCGCCCCGCTAATATTAGTCGGCGTCAGCAACAGATACTGCTGTACCGTCAGACACGTCAACAACGCCTGATGCGTTTGACAGCACAACAACAATGCTCATTGTTGGTGTTGCGCTATCGTAGCAAAAGATGATGTCGCCAACGGCTAGCGTGTCACTCAGGCCATTGAAGTAACCCTCTGTGTTCACAGTAGCAATCGCGTCTGCTGATGTGTAGGTGTACATAGAAGGAGCGTTGCCCTTCTTTGATGCACCCATCACGTTTAAGCCTGCACTTGAAAATGCCATCGTTCAGTTCTCCTTATTCAGTCGCTGAGATTTTAACGATGCCGTCGTCATCAATGGCAACCGCACCAGCGGAGAACATTGAAGATACGAGGAACGATGTCTTCTCAGGAACATAGTTGATTTCAGAACGTTGGCCCATGCCGATGCCCATGCCGATTGCATCGCGGTGGAACGCGAAGCATGTGCGTGTTGATGGAAGCGGCAAGCCACCTTCGTCACGGTCACCAAGGGTGATGAACTTAAAGCCGAGGAAAGTGTCAATCTCGCCAGTTGAAAGAGCCTTGACTGTAGCGAAGTCGCCGCTTGTCAATTCTGTTTCGTCTAGCAATGCAGCCAATCCGTTTGCGTGGATTACCATGCAACGACCTTCAGCAGGTACGTTCTTTGTGTCAAGAGCCTTCTTAGCCGCTAACAGCTTTGCAAGGTTCATGTTTGTGCCAGAACCGCCGACTGTTGTAGCAACAGTTGATGGTGATGATGCGGCATTCAGCGCGTCGATAACGAGCTGGTCCATGCGGCGTCCGATTGCGCCAGATACAACTTGCACCAATTCGCGGCGCTCGTCGAAGTTGACCTTCTGCTGATTGAAGATATCGCTATATTCAGCAGCAATGAAGTCTGACATTGTGGCGGTGACTTGTGAGTATGACACGTTTAATGGTGTCACGTCTGTCTGTGGTACGCGCACAGTCGCGGTGCCTTTCCCGATTTTCGGGAACTTCACTTGTGAGCCTTCGACGTTTGTCCGTTCACGAACTACACCGGCAAGAGCGCGTGCGCCCTGATATGCCTGCTTAACTTCCGCATCGAACATCTGCACGAAGGCGTTTGAAATAGCTACTGCCATTTTTTAGTCCTCTCGTTAAAAATGTTTTTCAAAAGCGCATCAGGTATCCGAAGCCGGGCTGCTGCTTGGGTGTGTACGTTACACCCCAGAACGTGGTCGACAGGCCCACATATAGGTTATCCGTCATGTAAATTTTATAAAAAAACAGCGCACCCCGCAAGGTGCGCTATTGATTAGATAGCAGAATAGTCCTGCGTGCCGTAAACTTGCTCGAACATCTTCTCGACTTTTGCACGATATGCAGGGTCGGTTTGATACTCCGGCTTGCCTACCATCGAGTTCAGTTCTTCCTTAGACGGCGCGCCATCTACTGGCCCAACGTCTACCGGGATAGGTCTGTCGCCATAATAGCTACGCACTTTCTGCAACGCCTTTAGACCCTGCGCAGTGCCGCCCATTATGCGAAACTCCTCAAAGTCACCCTCTGACCACACGCCTTTGCGCACTAAGCCAGAAGCCCAGTCAGTCATAGATTTAATAGTTGCGTCAGCATTCGGCCCAAGTTTTGCATGTTCTTCCTTAAACGAAACTTCAGCCGCCTCTGCTTCACCAGCAGATAATTCGATAAACTTTGACGCAAGTTGGTCAAACGCATCCTGACTGATGCCGTTATCTTTAGCCCAGCCTTTATAGCTGTTATATAGCTCATCATCCTCTGGAATATTAGCATCGCTAAATACCTTCTCATCATACTCATCTGGCGCCTTGTGTTTGCCCTGAGAGAATTTCTTCTGCAATTCATTGTATGACTTAGCAAGGTTTTCTAAGTCTGGCCCATCGTCGTCATTCCAGAATTTATCTGGATACCAGTCAGGCCGTTCAAACTCTACCTCTTCGCCCTCAGAGGCAACAGTAACCTCATCAAGTGATTGTGGGCCAGCCTCTGGCTGGATGTGGGAGATAGTTTCTTCTGGCTGCTGGTTATCCTCTGCCTCTACGCTGGCTTGGGCCATCAGTCCTTCAGTTTCGCTCATAAGTTCCTCGCACGTTGCATCCGCTTTTCTATTTCGCGGACAAGTGAATTTTGCCCTTCTCTGGCAAACCCATGCGAAGCATCTTCGCCGGGATACCATGTGGGCTGCTCTATCGTTAGCGAACGCAGATGCTCATGGAGCTTCTGCCCATCCTCGCTGCCGAATACGCGCAGGTACAACCTGTCTACGTCGTCTTGGTTGTCCTGCTGTGTTAGTCTTGACTGCGGCTCTACTGAGCGCAGTGCATCCCATCCATCATCTGTCATTATTCAGCCTCTGGCGCTGCCTGTTGCTCTGCCGCCATTTGTGCGGCCTGCATAGCTTGTTGCATCATCTGCTCGCGCTCTTCTGGTGTTGTGCGCAAGTCAGCCGGGATGCCGAGCTTGTCAGCAACATGGTCTGGTATTGCGCTTGTGCGAACAGCCATCTGGCCCTCTGGTCCGAGCATCGATGACATCTGCACCCACTGCATAATCTTTTCGATATCGCCCATGCTTTGCGCTTGTGCGATAGGTGATACTGGCGTGACTTTAATTTCCAAGCCGTTCACCTTCAGCGGTAGTTCTATTAACCCGCGTTCATCCATAACGCCAAGTATGCGCGAGACGAGCGGTATCATTGTTTCTGTTATCAGGCGACCAAAAGCAGACCCAAGATTGCTGGCTAACTCAGCCGACCTAAACGAGATTTCTGTTGCTGACCGGGCTGACATATTATCGTTTGGCAACGTGTCGTCCAGCATGATTTTCTTAACGTTTAAGCGAAGGTCGTTGATGATAATCTGCGAGACGTTAAAGTCGCCAGACCGCGGCAACATCCGCAGGCTCTCACCTTGCGGGCCACCGTTACGCGCAACAGGAATGATTGCACCGGGTCTGATGCTGATTGTCTGCGGGTTTAGCACGCCATCATCTGCGGCTGTGTAGACCCCGGCAATAGACAAGCTGGCATTTTTCAATAGCAATTCTAAGGTTTTGTTCAGCGTCTTGATGTCGGGGATAGCTGTGACCAGTGGGCCTCTGCCGTAGACCTCGCCGGCTACCTTCATGTAACGTGCAACAATCCAAGGCGAAGACTTCATCTCACGCATGAGAAGTCCTTCTTTACCCTCTTTGGTAATAACGTGATAGTGATACATGCCGGTTTCAACGTCGAGGCATGTAGCCTCAATCAACTCAACTTCCTCGGTTGGCTTCTCGTCGATGATGCGCTGTAGCTTTGGCGGTATCTCGGCATCAGACCAATGCTGTTTTATGGCCTCTGCCTTCATCCGCATACGGCGATATACGTTATCGACCTTGCCGTGCGCACCCTCTTCGATGCAAACAAGATATTGCGGCACCGCTGTAAAACGTATCGGCGTCATGTCGTCGCCGGGCTGTACAAGCATAACCGCTGTGCCGACAGCTAAGTCCATCAAGAACTCGCCCATCGCTAAGTCGAAGTTAGTCTGCCGCAACATCGCAAACATCTTTTCGCTATATACATCCAGCGCGGCTTGCGCTTCAATGCGTCGCTCTACTGGGATATCGGCACCCGGCTCAAGGCGGCACCAACTTGATTGCGGCGGGAATAACCCGCTTTGGATGCGATTGGCAAAACGCTGTGTCGAATTGATAGCGGTACTGTCAAACACGCGAGACATTTTATTCTGCCCCGGAGCGCCGCCGCCTTCGTAATAACCGTCATATAAGTTACGCTGTGGCAGCGCGAACTCGTAGCAGTCTTCGTATATTTGGCGCCAGTTGTCCTTGCGCCCCTGCGCTAAGTCATGGCGCTTGATTATTTGCTGTGGCGTCATCATGCTTTTTTGTTCCTCTGCGCAAAGTTACGCGCTGCATCTTTAGACCCAAAGCCCCATGCGCGCAGTGCTAAACCAAGCCGTGTTGGCTTGCCATCTTTTTTCTCAGGGCCAGCCATACCGGCAAACCTTGCGGCAAACGAAACGCGTCGGGGGTTGGTGCCAGAGTTTACCGGGCGCTTTAGGTTGCCGCCGTCCTTCTTCTCGAAGTGCCTTCGGCCTGCCTCATTTAAGCCCCCTTTAGGGTTTTGGTGCGCTTTCTTAGCCACGCGCCGCCCTCATATTGTCGATAAGGTTTGGATAAGGACGACCTGCCTTGGAAGCGGCGCGCATTGCAGAACGCTTCTGCGCAGGTGTCAAACCTTTTGGCTTGCCGGCGCTCTTCGGGCGCTTCTTATCCCAGACTGGTTTAGGCGTTTTTGCCATAGCTTTTCTTCTTTGCCATTTTAGTTTTCATTGATGCGCCTGCAACACGTCCGCCCGTCTGCTTGGCATATTCTTTAGCCGCACCCATGCCAGCTTTTGTATAGGCAAATGTGCGAGCCTTACCGTCTTTGGAAACTACCTTCGGCATTAACCTGCTCCTAATTTTGTTTGTGTTTCAGCGGCTCCCGATGACCGACCGCCGCCCAACAATGAGCGCTGACCGCCAGCTTTTCTTGCGCGCAGTGCGGCTGATTTTGCTTTAGCGTCAGAATAAGCCTGCGTTCCCGGCGTATCTTCGGGCGATAACTTAACATTAGAATTGTCAGCAAGGTCTGTGAACGCCTCTGCAACCTTTGGTGTTACTTTTGGTCTTTTGGTAAATCCACCCATGCTAACTTCCTAACGTTTTTTTGATGCCTGTTGATGGTGTCTCGCGCTCAGAACTAAGCAACAGACGCTGACCGCCGACACGACGAGCGCGACGTTGCGCTTCAATCTGGCGCATCTTCTGCTCTTCTTGCGCGTCGAGGCGCTCTTCCTGACGCTCCTGCGCTTCAGTTACTTTCGGGTCTGGTGCTGGGGCGCTTGGACGCCCACCGAATAAACTACCCATAGTTCCTCGCATACATAATGTGGTCGCTTTTGTCTGGGCCATACCTAGATAGGCGACCCTCTGGGTTGAATTTTAACGCAGTAGCCCAATGGATAGCAAGCTCATTACGCGCATCAACTACCAACTGCAATCGATGTAATCGCATTTCGATAGCAACGTGATTAAACACTCTGATAGCACCGCGCGTAAGTGATATCGGATTGCGCTCAACTATGGGTGTTGTCAGCAACCAGCCCTCGGCAACGCCGGGCCATAGCTCGTTGAAGCCGAAGCAACACGCCATGTCGCCCTTATGCAAAGCGGTGTAGCAGTGCGGCTCCATCGCGTACACTTTTAACCGCTCCGGGTAGTCAGACACGTTTTTGAAATACGCCTTCTCGAACTCGCGCAGGTCCATGTGGAAGGGGTGCGTCCAGTGAAACGGTATGATGCTGACTTCTTTACTGCTAGAAAACATTAAAATCCATGTTTGCCTGTATTGGCTTTATCGCTCCGCTGCGGTGACTATTGCGTGTCATGTTGCGATGCTCAGACCCCATCATCAGATAACCGTATGCGTCACCGACATGCGAGTGTTCGTTTTTGTTTGGCGCATCCTTAAACCGTTCCTGACCGCCACCCATCGCAACGCGCTTGAAGTGATAGCCACCAGCTAGCGATTTGCGTACACGCGCACAGCTACGGTCTACGACAAGGCCGGGCTTGCCGTCTATCAGCCGGTTCATTGGTGCGGCACCTGCCTCACGGCGAACCATGAAGTCGTTAGACGCTGTTGGTTGTGCGCGCAGGCCGATGGTGCGCATATGCTCAAACGCGGTCACCTCGAATATCTCATCGCGCTTTGCACCCGCCGGGTCACCCCAGATGAACACCTCGCTCTTGGGGAAGTGCGTGTTGATGTCCGCCATGAGGTGGTGACAAAACCGCTCTAGGCCCATGTCGAAGGCAACCAGCTCATGCACAACGTGCCACCTGCCGTTAGCCATCTTCTGACCAAACACAGCCGCTGGCGTTAAACCAAAGTCAAGCCCGATATGGACAGGCCAGCCCGGTTCTATTTCAACGTCGCTGGACATAAGGCTGTCGGAGAACTCCG